AGGTAGTGAAATTGCCCAGGACTGAATGACGTAACCCGATCCCCTTCAAATACTTCTCCACCAGGATCTAATTCACCTTCAGGTGACGTAATAAAACCCATCAAAGCACTAGAAGCTCTAGCCCTAACAACACTCGCTTCAGAAAAACCATCCAAGTGATGTAAAGGTTTGATAGCAGTTGACATCCAAGGAACACCCCTTGTCTGACCTGGCCTTTCACTTAAGTAAAGATGTATTACCTCATTAGCTGGAAGCATCATGTATCTCTTCTCTCCTAGCTGCGTAGGGAAAGTGCTATCACCTGGATGCTGAGATAAAAAAGCGTATTGAACAGGGCGTTGCCACTCATTTAATTCCACTCCCATTCGCCATGTATTGCCCTTACTGCTACTCGGACCGTTGTAATCATCATCTAATTGATCACTTTCTAAGATCTCAAGTGCAAAAGGAATATTGGAACGACCAAACGGCTTTCGCACCATCCGAACGAATACTTCGCCTGATTCGCAAAGACTCTGACATACAAGCCTTTCAATATCTACAAAACAAAGCCGACCAGCGGTGTGGCATGAGTCATAACGACCCCATATCTTCCAGGCAGTTTCTACAGATTCATTAATCTTGTTATCAAGCTTGCCGCCTCGCTGTTTTCTTATATTCGCTTGTAACTTAATTCCATGAGGTCCAATTACATTTGCAGTAATGGTCCGAACTGCATTTTTAGCATGTGAATTATCACGTACTAATTGACGACTTCTTTGTCTTAAAGTTCCAAGACTACCTTTGATTTCAGCGTCAGCAGAAGTACCAGAAGCAATCCAATTAGAAGTTAATCGGCTCGTTGTAGCACCTGCATACATTCGCCTTCTAGGAACAATTGTTGTTTCCTCTTTTTCTTCAGAAGACCAAAGAGCTTTCCAGGCATTAATAACACCCATCGTTAAAACCTCACGAATAAGTTATGTGGATCACCCATGTTGTTGGCAATCATGTTTGCTTTTCTTTCCCTTACAACTTCAGCTTTTAATTGAGATTCACGCCTTCTTAATTCTCCTAAATCTGCATATTTAAAAGTTCGATCTCCAATTGTGTATTCAGCAGCTTTATTAGCAATGATTGAACGAATAGCCGATTTAACAGAGTCAAGATCTACTTGTGCTTGAGATCTACCGTCATACGCTCCTGGTGTTCCCGTATATGTAAGTTGTGCCTTTACTTCTATCTGGCCTTCATAAGTTGTTACCTCATCATCTGATTTAGTGGCTTTTGCCTGAAACCACCAGTTGCCAGCATCCATAGTTGCTGAGTCAGCCGATGTAATAACAAATTCCCATCCATCACCATAATTTGATCCTGTAATTGTCTTTGCTTCTCCAGAAGCATTGGCACGAAGATAGTATTTACAGGTATAATCAGTGTTAGTAACACTTTCACCGAGACTATTAGCCGTAGAGGGATCTCGCCAGCGAATAGTATCTCCGGCCCTGAATAAAGTTGGAATAGGCACTTAATAACTACCAGGAGTTGACATAATCAGGAGATTTGCCCGATTTCTTAGATGATACTCGTTTTTGTTGCGTATTAATAACGGAATTTAAGAGCTTTTTAGTATAGATTTCCCAAATTTTAGCCCTCGGATGACGTTGATAGAGCAAATTAAGCCCTGCATAAGCGTAAACAAGCTCATCTAAGCGTTCAGATGGTACTCCTGCTTTCTTAATCCAAGTTGGAACATTAAATCCACTTCGATTTGTCTTTAATATCTGCTGTTCAGAAGTCAATTCTCTGAAATACGACTCATCTGTTTGAGCATGAAAGTGCATATAACCAGGGCTAGATCCATCCTCATTCTTGACGTTATGCTTCAACCTTCCCATCAAACAATCCTTAATTGTGTCAGTTCCAACCATGTATAACGACACACCTTTCTTTAATGTCTTGCCTTTGAAATTAATATCTTGCCTTGATCCTTTTCCTATTGGTGGCTTACCTCTTGTACTAGCACCCTTAACAGGAACAACACCTAAAGCTTGTCTCTCACGACAATATTGATAAACAGGCATCGTTGCTAATCCACCAGAGTCAATACATGTCACTTCAATTTTCATCTTTGTACCGTCTTCTTTAAGCCAGTCACTTGTTAGTAATACATCTAAGGCTTTCCACACTTCGCCTTGATGTGGATCACCTGCCAATGTTTGATGATCACATAACCAAGCTTCTTCACCAGTAGACCAACCCCAAATACTGACTGACAATCTTTGACCTTCTGTACCACCACCACCTTGTACGTCTACGCCCATCGTCAATATCAAAACATCATTAGGAATAACACCAGGAAGATATGGCTCAACCCGTTTCATTAAACCTTCGGCTGAAATCTTAGATACATAATTCTCTTCCCATGTCTCTGAAAGCCTAGTGTTGATGAATGTTTTTAACGCTGGTGCATCACCTTTTGCACGTAACCATTCACCAGCCATTTCTTCCCAACTAAACCAACCAAGAGGACTGTATAAACCAGATAAATGAAAACCTGCTGTACGTCCATCACCTTTAGAAGTAGCTCGCCACTCACCTTTTCTTAAAATTGTTGATTTATGTATTTCAGAAAAGCGTTCTCCACAATGCTCACATTCATACTCAACACTAGAAGCATCACCCTTCTGCCATTTCAACTGAGGCCATTTCAAATATTCAAAAACACCACAATGAGGACAAGGAACAAAATATTTACGTTGATCACTTCTTAAGTACTCAGTTTCTATTCGTGAGAAGTCTCTTACCGTAGGAGTTGATGTTAATAAAACTTTACGTCTAGCAAAAGTAGTCGCACGTTTTTCAGCTAACGCCACTGGGTCGCCTTCTCCATCTACATCACCTGGAAACGCATCTACCTCATCTAACCCGATATAACGGCAAGGTGTTGAACGTAATCCTGTTGCACTATTTCCACCAGTTAAAAGCATCATTCCACCAGGAAATTCTTTTTGCATCATCGTGTTACCGCTATCTCTACTTCTTGCTGGTGCTATCTTTTCTGCTAAACAAGGCGTTTCCTGCAACATACTTTCAAGTCGCTGTTTTGATAGACGTTTAGCCATCTCAACAGTCGGTTGAACTAATAACATTGGCCCTGGTGCATGAGCTACGCAATAGCCCAACCAATTGTTCATACATTCTGTTTTGCCTGTTTGTGCAGCGAACATCATCACGACTCTTTGAATCGGACTTTCCGTACTCAAACAATCCATTGGTTCCTTTAAATATGGTGTTCGATCAGTACGAAATTTTCCAGGTTCAGCACTAGCCTTACTACTTAAAATTCGATACTCATCTGCCCATTGACTAACGGTTAAGGGTTGTTCTGGTTTTATTCCATCTAAAAAACCTTCAGTCCAAGCGTTCATGCAACCTCTAACTGCTCTAATGCTGCACGATGCTCATCAGTCAGCATTTTATGTATCAAAGTTGCATCGGTTTCACCTGCTAATTGATGTGCTAAACGATCAGCCGTATTCATTAATGTCTCCCTAATGCTTCTACCAACAGCAAAAGCTGTTTTCTTTACATCCTTTGCAGCAACTAGATCTTTCTTTTCCTTCGCTACTTTTAGCTTACTAAATTCAGCTTCGTAATGCTCCCTTCTAGCTCTACTTAAATTCAAATCTGGTATCGCATCGTCTGGTAAAGCATCAATATCACGTTTTAATTTCTGGGTTACACTAGAAGGCTTGGCCTTTGAAGGCTTAGGGATTCTTCTAGGTGGCTTACTCGTATTATTCCGTAGCGTATTTTTCTCCCATAACTCCGTAGCCATATCTAAATCTAGTAGTCGTTTATTTCCTATTTCCCGAATTGCTGGAGCTATCCTACCGCTGCTAATCGCTTGCGTTACAGCACTTCTGGAGCATTTCTTAATCCTGGCAAATTCAGTTTGGGTAACTTCTCCAGGCATATTTGTTAAGTAAGTAATTAACTAAAGGATAAATCATTGTTAAGTGCTTAACAAATTCCACCCTAGAAAAAATTTGAGGTTCGAATACCCCA